TATTTGTTATATTTTGATTCGATGCTATATCATTAGCCTCTGCATTAGTGATTGTGCCTAAATTTTGACGATTAGATTCAGTCCATGTATTTTGAACTGTTTCACCAATGAAGTCTGTCTGCCAAGAACCCCAATCAACTTCACTAAATCCAGTTTGAACATCAATTCCTAATTCTTGAATTGCCTGATCATATTCTCCAGTTTGTTCAATAACATTTGCATCAAGTCTCTTCGTGTCTGTCCAAGTATCAGAATCTGGATTTAATTTTATATCTCCTTGATAGAATACTATTAAATATGGATTAACATTTTCAACTCTAGATGCATAAGGTTGTCTTATGTATTCTGTTTCTGAATAATCTAATGTTAAAAGTCTTCCTGATTTTTTAATATTTTGCCCGTCAATATCGGTTAGAAAATTGATGTCTAAATTAGGATTAGCTGTTTGACCGATACCTATAAATGATCTAGATCCAACAATTAAATCTAAACAAGTTGTATAATGTCCTGGCCTTAAATATCCAGCCTTAGCATCAATACTTGCAGAAAAATCTGGGTGTCCAATTTGATGAGCATCATGTTTTTTGAAGTTATCTACAAAGAATCCTGATTTAAATCGATTTAAACCGTTAGCGTCTGTAATTTGTAGATTTGCAGTATCTTGTTCAAGAAGAGAAAGTGCAGTGTAATATTCTACTTGTTCAAGTCTTTTTTCAAGTCTTCCAATATCAGCCATTGTGAAACGTTTATGTTTCGCTCTCACGATTCTAACTTTACTAATATCTCTTAAAAACGGAGGCATTGAGATCGAAGCAACCTCTATTGCATCACTAATTGGTTGTGGTGGTTTTGGATCATCTGATGCGACACCTTGTACATATGCAAAATCACCAGCTTTACTGACAAATAATTTATCTTTTCTAGGTAAGAAATAATCAAAACTTACAACTAAATTTTCATCAGGAACTAAAGGATCTGGAATGTTATTTTCTTGTGATGCAAATGTTCTAGATCTAAAATCAAACGGAGATATGGTTGATGATACATTATATCCAGCAACTCTAGGACGAATATCAATGAGATCACTTATTACTGTATTATATGTTCTGTCAGTAGGTATTAGCTTTTCTGATCCAGATGGATAACTTGACGCAGTAAAGAAATCACCAACATCATCTGATGTTACGAAGAAATTCTTAAATACTATCTTTAATCTATTTGTTGGCGCTTCAAAATTTCTCTTTCTTTGAATGAACGAGAAATCATAATATGTTGGTTTAATGTTTGTGGTTAGAGAGAATTGATTTGTAATATTACGATCACCAACTGTGGTTGCAGACACAAGAGCAGTGACTCCTGACTTTTCAGTTCTAATTTTTTCACCAATCTCAAAAACATTTTCATTTAAAAGAACAATTCCTAATGTGGTAACATTTGGTTTTTCAACAACTAATCCAACTGCATTACTTGTTAATCCAGTAATTTTCTCTCCAATAATCAAATCTGAATTATTCCCACTAGGGCCATCATACGCAGTTAAAGTTAAAGCAGGGAGATCAGGATCTCCAGCATCATTTGATTCGATAACTGCAAGTAAATCACAAGCATCGGGAACATTTAAAGATATTTTACTATCTTGAACTCTAGTTCCAAATACAGAACTTGATGTCAAACCATCATTTAATGTATTTGTTCCAATACCAGAAGCTGATAGAGTGGATTTATTAACAACTAATACATTAGAATCTTGTAATTTTTTCTGTTTAGTTTTAACTTTTGATTTAAGAACCGTTGCAAATAGATTTGCTTTTCCTGATGCCTTACTTAACGCTACAAATGTTACTGTTTTCTTATCAGCAGAAATGGTAATTTGACTTTGTTTTAATGGTTCAACTGATCCATCGTCATATGATATAAAATATCTTTCCTCATCAAATGGTTGGAAGAATAAATCTGCCCCTGCATTAGGTGATGTAAATTGATTATTTGCAACTGTAATATCACTGAATTGTTTTCTTAATTGAATTGTTGTATTTGTAACATCAAGACTTTCAAGATTTTTGCGACTTACAGGTGTAACAAGACTGTTTGAACCTACTTTGAAAGAAGGAGATCTAAGAACAAGATCATTTACATCAATTGAGCCTGGAATTAAACCATTGGAAACTCCACCGTTACATATACCAGCAACAGATGTAACACCGACAACATTGATTGTGTCACCATCAGTTGAAACTCCTGTAATTCGATTAAAACGAGGAACAGTTTCGCCAGGAACGGTATAACTTACAATGTTATTTGATGTAATAATACCAGCAAAGTTTTGACCAGTTGCAGTGATAACACCAGCATTTCCAGATGTGTTACTTAATCTAAAGTTTCCTGATACAAGATTGCTAAGTCTATTAGTTTTATTAAGTAAAATATCAGCTTCAAATGTGGATACACCAACTGCACTCTTTACAGATTTAACATCATTGAATGTAAAATTATCAACTTTAGTGAGAACTCTTCCATCTTGAACACCATTAATTAATATTGATTCGTCTTTTAAAAATACTCCATTTACATCTATTAAACTAAGATCTGTTACATTTGATCCTGTGGATCTCACAAATCCTGATGCACCACTTCTCGCACCTTGAATATGAGTTCCAAGTGTTACAGATGTAATTGCAGTTCCAACTTTAACGTTTGTAAATGTTTTTATGTCAAATAAACGAGCCTCATATTGAGTTTTTTTATTTACAAAACTACCAGACTGTGCTTTAAAATCATAAAGTCTTGCAAGTCCGATTTCTGCACCACTACCACCTCTTCTTTTATCAAGTAATGCTACAGTTGCAGTGGTTCCAATTCCTAAACTGGGAGATCCAAAAATATTATTAACAAATAAAGGATCGCCTGTTCTGTAAGTTACAGCCTCCTGTTCAATTGTTTTTGTTGTTCTTGGTTTTGGAACATCAATAAAAGCACTTGCAATTCTTTCAACTTTATATCCTTTTACATATGCTACGCCTGGAGATACTTGAATCGTGAGTAAATTATCTGATGGAGTATTACCTTGAGCTGTTTTTTGTTCTGATGTATAAATTCCTTTATTTCCAATCTGATCATTTAATGATTCTTTTGCAAAAACTTCAAAGGGTTTAACGTAGTAATCTCCAGATTCATCAAAAGTTCTTTGTGCTAGGGTATCATTAATTAAATTATACTGAGTTTCTTCTGCAAATGATTGTAATTCACCTTGTTGAACACGAGCAATTTCTATGAAATTTTGATCATTAGTGTCATTTAAATCTTTTTTAGTTAAACTAATTTGTATTCTAAGTCTATCTGCGCCAGGAGCAGCAAAGTTTGTAAATCCTGATGCGTTATCATTTAATGATGGATCTTCGTCAGCACTTATAAAATCTTCTTGAATATTAAATCCGATGCGATAGTTTGGAATGTTACCATATTGATCAAGAATTAAAGTTTCACCTTGAACCTGAGCAAAAGTTCCACGAACAAAATATACACCTTCTCCGATTGACATTGCAGAGCCAATTGCATTTGCACCAAAAGACAATGTATTTGCAAATGGTTCATTCGCAGCAATAACACTTGCACCAAAAACTATGTCTTTATTTGCAGATAAACTTTCTCCATCACTAAAGTTTTCAGTTGTAAAATCATTTCCAGATTGTTGATATTTAATGTAAAGAGTTAAATTATCTCTATCAGAATCTACCTTTGATAAAACTTTTAAAATTGTCGCAGTTACACCTGATCTTCCGCCTGTAATTCTTAATCCAACTAATTGATCTGTATATAAAGATACTGGAATCCCTAAAAATGTATCTTCAATCTGAACACATGTATAATGACTATCATAACTTAAGTTGCCTGGAATTACTTTTGAACCCTCTTTAAAAAAGTGAGTTCCAAACTGTTCAATCTGATTTTGTAAAATAGATTGAAGAGTGCTAAGTTCTCGTGCTTGAACAGGAGAGCCTGGTTTAAAAAGAACTTTATAAAAATTTTTATTTTTATCAAAATCGTCAAAATATGGGCTGACGTTTAGATTGGTTTCCTGTGGCATGATTCTTTAAAATTCCAGTACGATCTTGATGTCTTCTTTCTGTTGAGAACTACGAGTTACGGCAGCTCTGTTATCAACGTATATAATGTCACCACTATATTTTTCAACTTCGGGATTTGCAACACCTTTCACAAAACTCATCCCTAAATTGAAAGTCCTACTATTTATTGAGGTAGAGAGACCAGGCTCTAGGGAAGTTCCGAAATTAGTATCTATATTTAGATTACTTGTTCCACCAAATATAGTTGTTCCAGCACCTGTGGCAGGATCAGCATTAAATCTGAACAATTCAAATCCATATGTAGGAGCAGTTCCATCTGTAGAAATCGCAAGTCTGCGATCTTGCCAATACTTAAGAACTCCTGTGGTTGCATCATAATTAATCACACGACCAACAGCTGTTGATCCAATACCAATTTCCTGAGTCACCTCAGAATCAGCTGTAAATGTTGTAGTTGTTGATCCAGCACCAGTGAGTTTTAACGCATAAACAGCACTCGCTTTTGAAAGTGTAAGTTTATTTTCAGATCCAAATGCAAGGGGATCACGACAAAGACCAACACGAGAGAATTGGTTTCCTGTAATAAAATCTGGATTAGATACATCATTTTCTAATCGAGAATATATTAAAACACGATTTGCACCAAGTTCTCGATATACATCAGCACCATGACCATCTTGAGGTGGGATAATCACGTTAAAGTTAGCGTCAGTAGATCCTGATGGATTTGTTAGTCCAACATCACTTAATCCAACTGAACCAAATGTATAATTAGATCCACCATTAGTAATTTCAACCGAGTCTATTTTACCAGCAGCATTTACAACAACAGAGCATCTACCACCACTTCCATCTCCTTTAATTGGAACGTTATTATAAGTCGCAGCAGTTCCATAACCAACACCACGATTTGTAATGGTTACAATTTTTAACTGACCACTAGTTGAAGCGTTATTTCTAACAGCAGCTACATCATTATTAGATGACCAATTTTGAGGTAAAGGTATAAAACTTGTTGAATCAAACTTAATAATACTATTTGGATCAATTGTAAAAAGATATTTCCAAATATATCCGTCTCCAGATGCACCAGCAGATCTTGGTTCTAAATCTGTAAATAAAGGTTCGTCAAGAGATGGTCTTCCAGATGTGTTTTCTGGATTGGTTCCGTTCTGTAAGCAAACATAAACTCTAAAGTTAGAGTTCATCACATAATAATTTGTATCATACAAATTAGTTGAACTAGTTTGTGGTGATAGGTTTGATCGTGAATAATCATCACGATACATTTCGTATGTTGTACCAGAAGACCATGTTATTTTTCTAACGACTCTTGCAATATCATCTGAGTTCAACTTTTTAAGTGCGATCATTGTATCCCAATAATCATTCTCTTCACTAAAAGAATCTTTAGGTGCTGGTGGATTTTCACTCCAATCTGATTGAAAATCTGCTGGGTTAGGAAGACCAATCCACGCATAATAACTGTTCGTAGTTGAAGCTATCCCTGCTACAAAATTCTCAGAGTTTAATATACGCAGTTGATCAGTTATAATTGCTGACATTTTATCAAAGACTTTTTGTTTTTATTTAT